TTATTACCTATTGTTAATTGTTAATTGTTAATTTAGGATTTAATTTAAACTCACTTCTAGTATTACGCATTTCTTTGTAAACTTTCCTATCAGCAGGATTGTTTAAATCCAAGTCGCCTATACTTTTAGGTTTGAGGCTATTACCACCGATACTGCTCTGGCTTCCTGATCCAGACAAAGACCCTTGACGGAAATGTGGGTTCGTATCTAAAAACTCCTTTACTCTGTCTTCAACAGTTAAAGGTTGTCCTTTTTCGTTATATCTGATGTTTCTATTATTATCAAGTACTTCTACTCTACCATCATCAGCTAATTGAAGTTCAGATTTTAACAAAGATACTATTTGTTCAGGAACAACAGCTTTATTTGTAGATGCAACAGCAAGTATCTGTTTATCTATTTTTTCAGCTACCATTTCATTTTTAATCTTTTGTATTTCAGTTTCCTTTTCAGATAATCGTTCTTGCATTATCTTTTCAAGGTCTTGTTTAGTTTTAGCTTCTTTCAATTGTTCTTGTTTAACAAGTTCAGCTTTTTGATTTTCTTCTTCTTGTATTTTCTTTTCGTATTTTCTTCTTTCAGCCATAACTCTTGATTCAAGAATGCTATTTAATTGAGCTTGTGTGAAAGTCTTTTGTTCTAGTGGTTGTTCAGAAACTTCATTTGTTGTTTCTGTATTTTCTATTGTAGGTTCTACTACTTTTGTTTCTTCTGACATATTACTCCTTATTCAGTTATTATTGTTCCGCTTTCGTCATACCAATCTGGGTTAACGAAGCTCCATTGATGACGACAATTGTATCCACCACGAACTAATAATGGATCTCCTGACTTCTTGCCTTTCCAAGACTTAGATGCCCAAAGTGATTTGACTTCATCAATCGTAAATAGTCCTCCTTTTCGTATATCATATTTGCCACTTCTTACAAGCCTGCAGTGATCTCTAGTTGTAGGGATAATATTACCAAAATACTTACACATTGTTAATCCAGCTTCTACTGACTTATGTAAATTTAGAGTTGCATCAAATTCTCTAAGACCATCATTTAAGATTTGACCAGCATATCGTTTCATGTTTTCTCCTGATCTTGTTGTTGCATACTTAGATTGTAATGTTTGAATGTTTTTATCTAGTTTTGTTCTTACTGATATTCTTTGTGGTCCTGAAAGTCTTCTAACTCTAACTTCATCTTTCTTTATTTGATTTATTAATTTTTGTACTTCTGTATCATTAGCAGTTGCATAGATTCCATTTATTGTTTGTCTTAACTCTGTTTGTAATTCAGTAAAGTTAGTTCCAACTAATGTGCTTTGATATATCTTATCTGATATTGTTCTTGTAAATGTATTTGCAACATCTTTGAATTGAGTAAATGATTGTCTTTTAAGATTTGTTATAACAGATAGATCAGAATTAGTTAATTGTTGGAACTTAGGGGGTATTCTTCCAATTTCCTTAAACGCTCTTTCAATTCTTTTTGCTTGTTTAGAATAACCCTCTCTTACAACTGTATCTGACCAAGCTAAATATTCTCTTTCTAAAATTTCTCTAATAATAGGTCTTGATGCTACTGCTGACTTTAGTTCAAACAACTTACCATCTTTCAAAGGTAATGTTCCAACATAGGCCATTACTTCTTTTTCTATTTTATCTAATGCTCTAATCAAATCTTCATAGTATCTTGCTTCTGCTAACTCAATTTGAGAGATTCTATAATTTGTCATTTGTTCAACAATATCAGCCATGATGTTTAAATATCATTAAAAGACAAAAAAACCAAGCAACAGATAAAATTAATTTTTTTTAGATTGGTAACAGTTACTCATTTTTTACTAATTGGAGCAAATCGTTTAGAACTTACAGGATGTGTAAAACCGAATGTTGTATAATAGGGAATGAAAAAAAAACGGAGAACAAAAAATGATCATGTCTAAAAAATATTGGGATGACCTTATAGAGAAATCTAAGAAAGAAAATTTAGATCCTTTACAAGTTGTTCCATTACACGAACAAGAACAAGAAGGTAAAATTCTAGATGAAGAATCTAGATGGATGTTAGCTAAACAAAAAATACTAAACGGAGGTAAATAATATGAATAAAAAACAAGAAGAAATACTAAACGAAGCTATGGCTAGAGGAATAGAAATAGAAAAATCTAAATACGATGATTGGGATGATGATAAACATTTAATTAAAGTAACTATTTCAACTGTTGGAGATCATTTAAAATTATATTTTGTTAGAGAAAACAAGAAATAACCACTAACTATGCTCTGTATTACTTGTTGATCCTAATAATGGAAAATACGAGGGTAGGGTATATGAAAAAAACAACAATAGGAGATATAATGTACTACAACATATACACTAAGAAAGAGTTCTCAGGTAAGAATCTTGAGAAGTTACAATCTACAAATCTACAAGGTGGATTTTGTACTTTTAACCAAGCTAGAAAAATGGGTGCTAAAGTTATCAAAGGAAGTAAAGCAGTTGTTAAACTTTCTAGAATGGTAATGGATGGTAAGGAAACTGAGTTTAGAAGTTATCCTGTTTTCCATGTTTCTCAAATTGAATTTAAACAGGAGGACAAATAATGAATAAAGCAAAAGAGTTAGGTTTTTTATTTTATAAAGAATATAAATGTAAATTTGATAAGGCTAAAAAGTATCTTATTCAATTAACTAACCATAAAATGTTTATGATAGCTGACAGAGGTGTTAATCAAAAAGATGGTTATGGTTTAGATATTGTTGTTGAAAAACCTGTTGAGCTTTATACAGATTCAGGAATTTTCACTTACTATGAAAGTTTCAAAACTGTTGACGAAGCATTTGAATATTTAAAAAAGTTTTAAATTAATATTGGGGTTACTGTATAGGTTCTGCAGTAACCTCATCCTCTTGTTCTACTTCGTCCTGAGTAAATTCTCCAACTTCAGCTTTAGCTTCAATCTCATCAAAGATTTCTCCTAATTTAGAATCATCATCTACTATTGATCTAGCTATCTCTTTGTCAATTTCTTTATTAAGAGTTGGCGATCCAACATTAATTGCTTTTGCTTGTTGATAGAACATAAGATCAGATGCGTAGTCTCTAATGTTAAATGAATCTGGATAATTTATTTCTCCATCAAATTCTTTACCTTGGAACTCAGCAAAACATTTAAATATTTGTTCTTCTGCTAATTGTAAGTGATCTGCTTTTTCTGATAGTCTAGCATTTAATAATTCAAATTCTGTTTGTAAAGCTATTCCTGATGCTATTTGTTGTTTAGTAGTTCTTACTGCTCCAACATGACTAATTCTATTAATTGCATCTACTTTAGTTGAAATTGAATCCATGATAGCTTGTAAGTTCTGACCTGATGGTTGTAATAGATAAGGTTTTAAGTTTGGTTCCATTTCTTCAGGAATTTCAATTATAGCTCCAGCACCAGCTGACGCATTAACACCCGGAGTCTTAACTAATGATGGATGGTTAGTTAATCTAACAAGTTGTTCAATTTCAGAATACTCATTGTAAATAGATTTTTGTAGATCAGCTATATCGGTTAAATCGCTCATGCCAATTCCTCTTTTATGAGATTTAGAATTGAATAAAATAACTGCTGGTATCTTACCTAAGCGATTTGGTACAGTATCTATTGTTTGAGGGTCATCGTATTCACTTTTAACATACACAGTTTCAATTCTATCTGTGTACCATAATCTAAAGTAAGTTCCTCCCTCACTATCAACTTCTTCTCTAATTTTCATGTAGTTTAAAATGTATCTTCCATTTAACTGTCTTTCATAATTCCAATCAAAAACATTCTCAGGAGTTATAATTGATACATAAGGTCTAACTTCAGCATCAAGTTCTTGTGCCATTGTTTGTGTTGTGAAATTTGGTTTATCTAACATTAGGAAAGTATGACCATAAATAGATGCAAAGTTTTGAGCTTGTGCAACTACTGTATTAAATGAATTACCATCTAGGTCAGCATCTTTTAAGAACAGTTCTAACATAGGGTCGTTATCTAAGTTTCCAAAATCTCTACTTGGTTTAACTCTAAATAAAAAAGATGAATAAATTTGAACTATATTTTTACAATGATTGTCTAATGCTGTGTTGCCAAGTCTTTTTGCATACTCGTTATCAAGTTCTAAATTATATCTATGTAAATATTGACCAGCACTATAATCAAATCCACCATTGTATGATCTTATATAAAATTCCCATTTATTTACTGATTCTTCATAATCTTTATGTACCGAGTAAATTTTATCTGATTTTGCCATACTATTTAACTGCCCATCTTAAAGGTTGTGAATTTGGAGTTTGTACTACTAAAGGTTTAATGTAATCAATCATGTATCCTAATGCGTCGTTCATATGGTCAAATCCATCTTCCTTATTTGGAATATTAGTGTCTTCTTTGTAAGTTTGTCTTTGTAACCCTTTTATCAAAGTTTTGCAAGATTTACTAACAAAAATGTATCTATTGCCTTGCGAATCTTTAAGTTTAGAATTAACAGCATTAATCCTATCTCTAACAGCTGGATGTTTATGTTTAACCTTAACATTAAAACCAGCATTTTGTAATATACTTAAATCAGTTCTTCCTCCAGCAGAAGTCTTTCTTTGTCTTGAAGCTGGGTCAGGATAAATAAAAATAGGCATTCTAGTTCCATATCTATTTCTTATTTCTTCACACATCTCATCAGTATTACTTCCATAAATAATAACTTCATCTAAAATATAGATTCTATCTTTTTCAATTTGACTAACACAAGCTGACATTGGCGATACGTTAAAGTCCATTCCTATATGTAATGATTTTGTCCAATCAATAGATTTTTCAATAACAGATTCAACAGGATGAAAGTTATAATAAATTGATCCAGCATAGTTCTCAAATGTACCTTCAAATTCTTGTCTAAATGTTCTTTGATCTAAGTCTAGTCTAGCTTGTTGGATTTCATTATCATTAACCATAGCACCATCTAATGTAGTGAATTGAAAACTATCCCATTCATTGTCTTGCTTACCTTTTAAATATAATTCATAACTCCAATTACCATATCCCTTTGGTGTACCACAAAATAGTGCATGGCCTAA